TGTTACCGTAATCCTTTAGCGGGTAGTCGTAAAAGACGATATAGGCCAGTCCGCGATAGGCCGGCACATTGGCAATCCCCTTGTCAGCCTGCATGCGCGGATCTGGCGTCTGGTCTTCGGTGCCTAGATAAAGCTTGAAGAAGCCGGCAGAATCGTTGCTGGCGGCAATGGCGTCCGGGTCATCGCTGCCGGCGTCGTAAATCAGATTAGCGCCCACCCAGATGCGGCGGACGCCGGCAATTGGCCCCTGGCAAAGCCCGACAGCAAAAGTGGCGTAATAGCTATATGTGGTCACTGTCGATTTACTGCCGCCACCCTTGCCGCCGCTCTTTTGCTTACTCACCGTTGCCACTTCGGTCAGCGCATCGCCCTGCAGCCAGAAAATATTACCCATCGTGGCAATGGTGCCGTAGACGCGGGGAATAGCTGTGCCGTAAGTGCTGGTTTGCGTGGATAAATCGGTGAGGCGCGGGCCGACCTGATTCGGCCCTTTCGGCGGGTCGAGCATCCCACCAATGGACGCGCCAATTGAAAATCCGCGCATTGCGCCAGCCCAGCCAGCGGGTCCTGTGAAAAGCCCGACGACAGCACCGATAATGCCGCCAACGGCTTGCCCGACGCTGCTCACGGCACCTGCTCCAGAATGCGGTAGGTCTTGACGATGCGCTTACGCCACTCTGGTGTAATGTCGTGTTCGCAGCATTTGCCGGCCTGTTCCCAGCTATGAATGATGGTTCCGGTGTCGGTCAGGATGGCGATGTGCTGAGGTTCTCTGCCAAAGCGCATGAGGAAGATGTCTCCCGGCTGCGCCTCGTCGTCGACTTCCATTAGATGCGGCTGGCCAGCGATGGCGGATTCAAGCTGCCCCTTGAACGGCAGGCGCGGGTAGCCCTGCTGATCGATGTAGGGCAACTGCAAGCGGGAGAGGATGTGGCAGCCAAGCCCGACACAATCGAGCGCACGGCCAACGATGCGGCCTTGATGGCGGAAAGGCGTCTCGATACATTCCCGAGCAGCGGCGATGATGGCGGCTTGATGTGGTGTCATTTGTTGCCCACCTGTCCGTAAGTTGAGCTGGTCGGGACGAAGGAAAATCCGCCAAAATTTACGACGTTGTTCCACTTGTCGCGACAATCCTCCAGGCGCTTGCGGCAACCTGGAATCAGGGTGTAGGTATCGCCAACCGCCAGCGAGTAGTGGAATGGCTCGTAAATCTCGATAGTTCCATCTGCCGCATAGGATTTGATTTCCTTTGGCCGCAGCCCTGCGTTATCGCCGCTGGTGATTTCAATTGTCCCGGCAGCGAAATAATCCAGCGCCTCGGTGCGGGCAGAATCGCGCACGATCAATGTGCTGGTCACATGGGTTAATGTGCCTGTTACCGTCAGCGCCGCAAGGTCGATTTTGCATCCAGCGAATTCCTGCCCGCCAAAGGTCTTGTGGCAAGCTGGCTGATAGCTCATACCAACCGACTGATTGAGGGCATCTATCAACCCCATTTCCTCGATCTTGTAGCGGTCATCCATGATCGTGGTTTTGCCGAGGATTGAAGCGACAATCTCTTCCTCATCCTCAACAGGAGCCGCCCATGACGTAGCGAACAGGTAGGCTCTGGCGTTGTCGTATTGGCCGCTGGAAAGCTGATCTTTTGTGACGCCAGCAATTCCGGCAATGCCTTCCAGATCAACCACAGAAGGCGAAAACGAAGCCGATGCCGTGTAGCCAGTGAAATCGTAGCCAGCTCCGCTGGTATAGACCTCGCCATTACTCATGGTCAGATTGCGCGGGTAATGCGTCAAGCGAATGGTTGCGCCAGTAGTCGGCACGATGCGCAGGCATAGGACGCGGGTGGCGTAGTCAGCGACGGCTGGTTTCATAGGGTGATCAACTCCACCAGTTCGATGTTTTGCGCCGCGCGGGCGCCCTTGTCGGCGTATTCGATCTGCAGACGGGAATTGAAGCGGCAGGGAATATCGAACTCGCAGCCGCCCTTGACCACTTCACCCGTTTGCGGCGCGGTGCTGGCCGTGCCGCTGCCGGTGTAAGTACCAAAGGTGGTTGAATTAACGTTGAGCGTGATGGTGGTGGCGCCAACGCTGACAATCTGAAAGCGCTGGTTATTGATCTGCGTCATCCCCGCCACATCCTTGACATAGACGCAATCATTGGTGGTGAAGGTGTGCGTGCCGACGGTGACGATGGCCTGCGAGGCCTTGGCAATGCCGGTGATGGCGCGGGTTTTGTTTGCGGCCAGCGTGACCAGTCCGGTAGTGGTATCAACCGTCCACATGGCCGCGTTAAGCTCAAGCGCGCCGATGCCCACCTTGACCGTGCCGGCGACCGGCTTGAAGATGGTACGCACCGGCCGGCCAATCGATAGCGGCGTGCCGATGCCGTAATGCTTGACCAGTTGATAGACGCTGGCGGCAGTGACCACATCAAGGTCTTGGTCAAAAGCGGTGACGGCAGCCGCGTTGGTCTTGTAATCATCCTCGGCACGCACCCGGAATCCGGCGTACATGCCGTGGGCGCGCTGGTAAAGGTCAAGCACCTGAGCGCCGAAAGCGTCGGTTTCCATCACATACGCAATATTGAAATAGCGCTTGGGGATCGGATGCACCAGGCGGCGATATTCCTGCCCGCCGGCGGTCTGAGTAATTTCAACCTGAAACTCGTCGCCCCAGCTGGAGCCGTAGCGCACAGCGTGGGTCAGGCGCTCTTCAAGGAAGGGGGCGGTCATGCGTACCTCCCGGCGCCATTGAAGGCCGCCAGGGCTTCGCGGGCGCCCTGCCCGGCAGCGCGGCGCACATCCGGCGCGCTGCTATTGCCGCTGACGTTTACCGTGATATTGACGGTACGGCCGCCACCGGCCTGCACTCCGAGCTTGCCGTCACGGCCACGCTTGAGTGGCAGTATGGCCTCTGGGCCGGCTTCACCCATCAGCCCGGCACCATTGGCGAAGGCAAAGGCGGTCGGGCGATTGACTACGCTGCCGGAGAATGCCGAGAGGCTGGGCGAGGCATAGACGCCGCCCAGCGCATTCAGATCCCAGCGCGGAGCGATGTCACCTCCTCCAAAGAATCCGGAGAACATCGAAAACAGACCTGCTGACGAGCTGCCGCTGCTACTGCCATTCATCCACTTCGCCAAAGGCCCTGTGATATTTTCCCGTATGCTGATTCGCGCCATGTCTGCGATGATCGAATTGATCAACGATTTGAAATCAAGCTTCCCGGTCTGCACAAAATTGACAAGAGCATCTTCCATTCCCTTGAATGCTCCGACCATTAATTCCTCTGATGATTTTGCCACGTTTTTAACATCATCTAAATATGCCTGAAGCCCTTTGTTCGCGCCATATTCGAATGAGGCGTTGAGCTTTTCTTGCATGTCTGCCAGTGCGGTTAATTCTGCTTTTTGTTTTGACAGAACGACATTCAGCTTCTTTTCCAGTTCGATGCGCTGCTCTTTGGTGATATTGCCTTTTAATTCAAGATCAGCCAGGCGCTCGCGCTCGGTGCGGCCTTTCTCGTCGACAGTGGCCAGCGAGGCATTCAGGCTGCGCTGCGACCGCGGCATGATCTCCAGGGCTTCGCGCGCCTTGGCGTTGTCGCGGGCGAAGGCTTCGCTGATCGTCTGCAGGCTGACGCTGGCGGCCTCAAATACCTTTTGCTGTGCTTTTGCCTCGATAGCCTTGGCTTTGCCAAGATGATCCTGCCAAAGCGCTTCAATCTGCTTGATTTCGTCGGCCGCCAGTTTTACCTTGCCGCCTTTCAGTTGTTCTTTGAATTTTGCATAGTCTTTTTCGGCCGCAGTGAGTTTGCCGACAATGCTCAACTCTTCGGTCTGCACCGCGATTTTTTCGCGCAGGCTTTCCGCCAGGCGGGCAAAATCGCTGGCCGCCTCTTCCTTGATGGATTTGCTACCGCCGCCAGCCCTTACCTTTTCGCCGAGCCGGTCTTGCACGGCTGATATGCGCTTTTGAATCTCGATGTCAGATGCACCAGCCGCCGCGCCTTGCTGTTTGATGCGGGCAATTTCCTTGTTCAGACGCTCACTTTTAGTCAGGTATTTTTCGGCCTCTTTTGCCCAGCCGAGCGCAGCCCTGTTCTGTTCGTTTTGCCGTTGCTTTTCTGCCGAAATAGCCTTTTCGCCTTCAATTTGCGGCGCCAGTTCGGCCATCTTCGCTTCAAGCCCGGCCGCGTATTTTGCTTTTGAGCCAGCAGTGCCGGCAGCATTCGGGTCATTTTTGATGCGACTTAATTCGGAAGCCAAGCTATTGAATTGCTCGGTCAGCGATTGCTCGCGGCCAACCCCAAGCATGGCGTCCCATGCACCTGCAGCAACACCCTTGATGCCGCGCCACATGCGCTCAAGTGTGCCAAGGTTTTTTTCCAGCCGCGATGACATGGCATCACTGGCTTCAGCAAATGAATTTTGCGCTAACTCAACAGCTTCGATGGTGCGCCCTTGATCTTCCAGCGCCTTGATTTGGCGATAGGTCGATGCCGTCAGATAGTTGTATTGTTCATTAAGCTTGATCGATGCTTCGACCGGCGCTTTGCCTAGCTCGGCAAAGGCCTTGACCATTTCCTCTGCAGCGGTGCCGCCAGCGCGTTCCATGCGTATGGCCGAAGCCGCCGCTGCATCCAGACTACCGGCAGCCACTTT